CATCATGATTTTCCATGCCAGGTCCATCCCGTTGCCAAGTTTCATGGCCCGCATCAACATGCCAAAGCTATTGCTGAGGTCGTTGACAACCGTATTGAAGCCTTCAAGCTGCCCAACAGCAGCAGCAGCCCCGTTGACAACCTGGGTAAAGAATCCTCCCGCGCTGACGGCAACCGCATAAAATCCGCTGGCCAATCCTGCAACAGTGATAGCGATACCAGCCAGAATCGCTGCCAAAACAATAGCCGTAACTGCAAAGGCTAAAAGCGTGATGGGTGCCAATGCCGCTTCCAAAGCGAGAACCGCTGAAGTCAATAAATTGGTTGCCCCGGTCGCCACTCCTGTCGCGGCCGTATAGATTCCCATGGCAATGGAACTGAGGCTCATTGTTCCGCTGAGCAGGGCATGAACTCCGTTGAAAACTGTTGTTGCAACGGTGGCCACCAAAACCGCCCCTTTCCACGCAAGCACCAAAGCAGTGTTGACAACGTAATTCAGGCCCAAGGCGGTATAAAGGGTGGAAGTGATAGCAATAGCTGCGGAGAGCCCGTAATAGGCCATAACGCTGGCGGTAACCGCTGTCGCAGCAAGGGCAACGTAGCCGCTGAATTCCTGAAGGATCTGCCCGACTCGCATGAATGTCTGGCCAATCATGGATGTGCCTTGCTGGAGGCCTTCCCATAACCAGCCAATGTTGTCGGAAACAATTTGAACAGCGAAATTCGCGGCCTCCTGAATTGCCTTGAATCCAAGAAGGACTACGTTTTTGGTGACTGTTACAACCTCGCCCCAGTTGACGAATTTTTTGACCAGTTCCATCAGAACATATCCAACCGCAGTCAAGGCCATGCCGATCAATCCGAAACCGGAAACAAAATAATTTACCCAAGGTGTCACAAATTTCATGATTGTGGTCAACAAGGGGGAAATGGATAGCAGGCCCGCTGCCAGCATTGCACCGGACACGATCATTTTCCGGGTAGCGTCATCCAGATTGAGGAATTGACGGATCAGCATCGTCATCCCTTTGGCCATAGGGGTGATAGCCTGGCTGACCGTTTCGCCAAATTGCTTGACCAAGCCTTTCCACGCTCCTGAATACTGCTTCAAAATACCATTGGTCGAGTTCATCAAGTCGCCCTGAATCTTCAGGCCCTTGTTGACCTTTTCATTGATGTTGGCGACAAGCTCTTCGTTGTCCTTGATGTCCCGCAAGTTCAGCAACCGTTTGATCATGCTGGTTTCACCCTTTTCCAGCATTTCGATTCCTCGCAGGATGGAATGCGTGTCCCTGCCTGTTGCCGCTGCCAAAGCATTGACCTGAGTTACGAGATCCATCGCCTGTTTGCCCTGAATCCCTTGGGCAGCCACATGCTGGAGCAGTGCAAACGTATCGTCCTTGCTGGCCCCTGTTGCATTGCGAAGGGTTCCGGCATATTTTTCGTAGGCGTCGTACAGGGTATTTATTTCTTCAGCCGTGCCTTTGAGGCTGGCCTTGAGCCTGATCTGTACGGTTTCCGTTTCGGCAAACATGCTCATGGCATTGTTGAGAAACTTTTGAGCCCCGAGGGCTCCAAGGGCTTGCACGGTGGCATTGCCGAATTCCTTGACGGAAGTGGCAATTCCCTCGATTCGTTTGCCTGCTCCCTCGATGGCAGCAGTAACGGAAACCGTCTGGGACGCAGCCTGATCCAGCATCCGCAGGAAGGATGTCCCGTCCCCTGTCAGCCGTACCAGCAAGCCTTGGATTTCTTCGGGGTTCATGGTTGCTCTTCGCTCCTGGGGCCCAACACGTCACTGGGCAAGCCCGTGATTTTGGTTGGACCCAGATAACCGATCCATGCCATTTTGCTGAGTCTGGCAGCCTCTTCCCGCGACTGCCGCCGTTTCGTTTCCCTTTTAAAAGGAATGCGAAAATCTTTCAGCGACACCCGCTTCGGAGATTTTGTAGGAACGCTTTGGCGGACTTCCGCAGCAATCTGCATCAGGTAGTGTTCGACCTTTCCGGGATTGCTCATGTCCTCATCCAGCCATTCCTGCCACGCCATGAACTGCCGGTAAGTGACCACCGGCTCCCAGTTCATGACATGGTGAAGCTGACAACCCAGCTGGTGGGCTAGTCGGAATTCTCCCCAGTATTCGCGGGCTCGTTTTTTGCCACGGAGCCTGCCTTGGCCTTGCGGAGCTTGTCCAGCTTCTTTTGCAGCTTTTCAATCGACTTGGAGATCTGCTCTTCCGTTTCAGTCTCGTTCAAATCGGACATTTCTTTCACCCGATCAAAAAGCCGTTTGACGATCCGGCTGGGCCATTCTGCCATGACCTTTCGATCCACCTGGGGCCCGAGCATCTCATCCTGAGCCGTGATGGTTGGAAAACCCGGCTTGGCGGGAATCAGCTGGTAAAGACACATCCCTACAAGCAGGGGCTCAACCTCGCCAATATTGTCAACGCCGACAATTTCCCCATCCACCATCCTGCCCGCACGGGCGCAGGCGTTCTTAAACAGCTTTGCAGCATTGGTGTCCGCTTCCATCAACAGGTAACGGACACCCATGATTGGAACGATGATTTTTTGCCGTTCCAGTGATGCGAATTCATCGAATACTTCAATCGTCATAGTCTTTGCTCCTTAACCTCGGGACAAAAAGATTAACAACCACCAGTTCCGCTGGCGGAGGTATAAACAGGACCTGCCTCCACGCAGGTTGTTGGATCGGCATTGGTGACGACGAATTCCACGGAACAGGTTGGAACCTTGCCATCTTCCAAAGCCGCTGGCTTGAACGACTTCAGGTAGCCGAACATGGCCAGTGTGGAATGGTCCGGGAAAAGTACCGTGATGGTCGTAGCCACGTTGACCACTGCCAGAATGTCCGTGTAAAGGGCGGGATTGTATTCCGCCTCACACACGACGTTATCCATCTTGATCAGCTTGCGGGCATGGAAGGTCCGCCACAAGTTGTTGTGCATGTTGGTCGTATCGGTCGGCTCGCCTCCATCAATCCCGGGAGGTGTTACAGACACTTCCCAGAACTCGATTGACGGGTTGACGGTCAGGGTGATGTAGGTACGGAAACCATCCGCCATCTTGGTCAGGGTTGGATTCTGCCGAGTTGCTGCTACTGGACTTGCCATGCTATTTTCCTTTCGTTAAACGGTTTGCCTGATACTACAAAGGGCGTTTAGGGTAAAGATGCTCCGTTTACTGCCGGGGGTGTCTTTTCCAAGGACAAGGACGCTGGAAGTCCGCTTGATAGATCGGACACAATAAACCGATCCTTGAATCGTAATTGATTCCTGGTAAATTTCCTCATCCAGCTGGCGGGCAATGCCTTTCGTCTTTTTCCAGCCAGTCGCATGATCCTGCGAGCGTAGCCGAATCTGAATCCCGAAATGTTCGACGCTTTCTCCGTCCAACATGTTACGACCAAAGACCATACCTTGGGTATCGTATACGGTGATAACGTCGTCTGGCGCACTTGGCTCTGAGGTTGCATAAACCGGCCATGAAACTGTAGACGTAGCCGGATCGGACCCCAGATTCATGGCGATCAGCAAATACCGAACGACATCGGCTGGCGAATGCACCAAAGGGGTCGACATTGTTATTCCTCATCTTCAAGCCGTGTTATAGCTGAGCCCTTGAGATTGCCCGTATCAACTGGCACCAGCTTTTGTGACGCCCGTTGCAGCTTCAGGCCCGCCCTAAGCAATGCCTGTGGCAGGGTCAAACCTTTTTTGCAGTCGTCGCGAATGCCTCGCAAAATTTCCTCATCCAGTTCGCGTGCGGGAGCTTCCAGAAATTTGGCTTGTCCGTTGGTGTGTTTTGCCTCCAGGTTTTCATGGACATAAATTGCGTAATTGGCTGTATAGCCAACAACAACCGATGGCCGTACCGCTCCGGGAATCAACCGTTTTCCTATGCGGGTGAATTTTTGCAGCGTGTCGTTGACGTATTCAATCCTCATGCTGCCCCCTACCCCTGTCCAATCTGCTTTAGTCCCAGCAGGGCGAAAAAGTTTACCGCATCCGTCCAGATGCTTGTATTATCCGACAGGTTCAACGAAACCCCGCTGGCCTGTTTAATTGCCGCGACGTTTGCCGATATCCAGACCGCTTGATCGGCAAATCCCATGCTTGCCCAATTAGCCGGAACCGATACTCCAGCAGTGCTGGCAATCTGTGCAACAATGGTGCAAAACTGGCTCGCATTTAAACCCGCATCGAAAAAGTAGTGGCTCGGAGGAGTCGCACCCGTAGCCGATAACCCGTTAGTGAGCCATGGCCCCGCTGGAGCAGGATCGACATTCGCAGTGATCCATGCGTTTACTTGAGCCTGCATACTCGCAGGAATAACCGCAATCAGGCGATAAAGGTATTGCGTTACCATGCTGCGCTCCTTAACCGCATATAGGTATCCATTTGAGACCGTTGTTGGCTGGTCGGATTAACGGCACACCAAGCCTCCAGAATGTCCCCCGGCCAAAATTTTGAAAATGAATTTTGATCGTCTGCACCGAATGAAACTCCGCTTAATGCGTTAGACCCGGCATTGTACGGCGTGCTATCTGATCCTCCATTAATGCGCGATACTGTTGACGTAGTGTTGTAATAGTAATTGAATCCGTACCATGTATTAGCGGAAACGGCTGCTCCTGCACTCGGCGAGCCTGCATACATTTCGACCGCAGAGTTTTGGAGGTAGCAGTAAATTCTATTAGTTGCATTAATCGGTCCGATCATAGCTATGCCAGTGGCAGAGGAAACTGAAGTTGCTCTTGCAATAACAAAAAAACCAACTGGTTGAGAAATATTTGCGGCAAATGCTGATGAAGCTAAAGCATTCGTTGTGCCGTTAAACCTGATAACAGGCAATCCGTTTAAAATGTTTTTCTTCCACGTTGGGCGAATGCCAGAAGTGGCCTGAATGATATTGTTGCCGTTACCTGTCAGGTCTCGCATTCCGCCGACAGCATCACTGTCATTTGCGACAGGTGTCGACAACGTGCTATCAGTGTACACCTGCTGATCCGCTGCAAAACCGAATTTTAGTTGGCTAGATGAAAAAATTGTCAGCGGAGTCAATCCGCTTTCAATCCCAAACAAAGCATTATCGGAAATAATAGCCATCAGCCACCTTAAACATAATCGAAGTTAATGGCCAGTTGACCCGTTGTCACCGCTGTTGCATCGCTATCGGCAATGCCAGTGGATACCCGAAACGCGATTCCGTTGCTGAATTTAACGCCCATCGTCGACAGGTTTAGGTTGTTGCCCGCTCCGTTGGCTGACGTTGTATTCGCTGGAATCAGGATTGTCTTGATTGGCGTGCTGGAACTGGTCGGGGCTGTGGCGGTGTCGTATAGCTTGAGCCAAACCGCTGATGTTGCGATTGAACTGGCCTGAATGCCAAACAGGGTACCCGCCGATGATTTTATGACGGTTGAATCCTGATTCGTCGCCCCTGTTGGAAGAGATCGGTAAGGAGTCAACCCGTTCGTGGCTGACGGGACCATTGTCATCGGTTGCGTTGTCTGCCAGAATGTGCCGGTCACGGGAACGGAACTGTTGGTGATGTTGGCTTGAACTTTGCCGCCAGATACTGCCCCCGCAAGCGTGGTCAGATTGCCGCCAGTTTCCACCGCTAGCAGGCTGGTGTTAAGATTTGTCCCGGCGTTTGCGGTGACCGATCCTGAAACAGTCAACGTGGAAGTAATGGCTTTATAGATCCCACTGAGCCACCCCAGCAGGCCACTGCCGCCCGTAGGCTGGCTGATACCTGTGCCGCCTGCTCCCTGAGCTGTTGAGATGGTCGACAAGTAGCCGCTATTGGTGGTATCTAGTGTAACCGTACCAATTGAGGAAGTGCCACCAGCAAGGACGGTAATCATCCTACCGCTGGAATCCACCTGAATTGCGGACTGCTGCCCATTGGTCAGCGTGGGAAGGCTAGTGTTGTAGATTCCACCTACCGCAAATGATTTTGTAGCCGCAGCTCCACCGGCAAGGGATCCATCCGCATTGGTGTTGACACCTACCGTTGTCGGAGGCGTTAAAGCTGTAATTGTGCTGGCGGACAAGTTGACCGTGCCAATGGTATTGGTTCCGGTTGGCAGAGATGGCAACGCTGTCACCGTGACGCTACCGATTCCATTTGTCCCTGTCGGCAAAGAGGGGAGCGATGATACCGATATTGTGCTAGGTGGAGTGAGGGCGGTTATTTGTGCCGCTGGCAAGACTACAGGAAACGAGGCTGCGGCAGTCTGCTGCCCCATTGCAATCGCAGTACCACCAACAGCCACGAGGTCAAATACGTTCACTATTCCGGTAGTCGTAGTGCCACCATTGCCGCCAAAAGTGCTGGTTTGCACATAAAACGTGCTGGCTGCGTTGTCCTTGATCTGGTAGGGAGTGTATGCCATTTATCAAAACCCCATGGAGAAAAAGACGATGTTGGCTGGTTGAGAGAAGTCGAGCTGACTGGATATTGTTGGCGGTGGTGGAGTCGGTGTAGCCCCTTGAGTGTTGATCCCACCAAAGGAGTAATCCGACAGGTTTGGCGAATTGGCTGAAACCAATTGCAGTTTGAGTTTCATATCAGGTTCCCAGTGAGAGGTAATTCACGACCCCGCCGCCCGTTGGATACCGCAAATAAACCTGCCCCAGGTTCTGGCAGGGGATTGTCACCGCCTGCCCGGTAGTCAATTCAAAGTGCTGGCCGGTTTTAGTGCCAACGTAGACCGTCCCGCTGTTGCTGTTGCTGGACTGGATCAGGACAGCGCTGCAAAGGCTTGTAGCTGTTCCCAGCGCGACCGCTGTGGATCCTACGGTTGCATTCTGACTATCCGTCAGGAACAGGCCGGGAGAGAAGGTAGGGATAGCCCAACTACTTGCTGGCATGTGTTTTCCCCTTGTTGTTGTTCGGCTTCAGGGCTGACAGTTCGGCCAGCAGGACTTCCTGATTCTGGCTGAGTTCCGCAACCTGTTTTTGCAGGATTTCAATAACCTTGCTGATGTTTTCAAACATGCTGGTATTCGTCAGCACGACAGGAGCCGCCGCTATTGCTTTTGCTGCTTTTGCCCTTGTTTCCTGCCGGGTTTTCTCTGCTTCGTCCAGATTCTTTTGGAATGGATGATGTTCATTCGGCTTGCCACAATTCAGGCAGGCAACGTAGCTCCGATGAATCGCCACTCCATCCGGATCGCGGGCAATGGCCCTGATCGGGAGGCCGTCGGGAGTGTAGCCGGTTGTCTCGCCGGTCCGCTGAATCTCTGTCTTGACGGCCAAAGAACCGCCACAACTATCGCATTGTCCTAGCTTGCTCATGGATACCCCGTTAGTGTTGTTTGGGAAATGTGCCCGGAGACCGGAATCCCCGGACACATGAATCAGGCCGACAATTAAGTACCGGCAGCGCTGTTGAGATAACCAGACGCCACCAGTCCGTAATTGCCCTTGTAAATGTTGTTGGTGAACCCGCTGGTAGACCCTGCAACACTTACGCCAATCTTTTCTTCATTCAGGAGGTGATAGAGGAGCTGTTCCAGACCGGTCGAACAAACGCAAATTCCCACGTCTGCCCCGAAAATCACGTCCTGATGGGTGTAGAGCGGTGGATCGGTCGATGCAGTTTGCGGAAGTGTAAAGGAGCGGAATTGCTTCTTTACTTGATCCACAATCACTTGCATGTCCGTGATGTTTGGAGTGTTGGTGATGTTGACGAGGATTGCATCCTGCCACCAGCCGTAGAAGCTGGCCAGTTCCAGGTCAACCCAGAACCGGACTTCCTTGTTTTCCTCACTCTCAGGACTCCCGCTATTGGTGCCCAGTTTTGGTGCCATTCGCCACTGGAACCCCATTGGCTTGATCGTGTTGTAAGTCAACATGAAAATGGCTTTGTAGGTCAAGCCATCGTTGACGTTGCCGCTGGTGTAATTCAGCAGGTTCAAGCCGCTGGTGCCGGTATTGAATGGGGAAGGCAAGGCGGAGCCAGCAGTACCGCCGCCCTGATTGTGAGTATTGCTGAAGAAGTAGCTACCATCGTAACAAACGGTGGTTGTACCTAGGTTCAACTGTTGCAATACGTTGACGCCCGGATACATCTTGGCCTTCAGGCCGAGATCGCTGAACGCAATCTTGTAGCCGCCAACCTTGTCGTCAAGGATGTTTCGCAGTGGTACACGAATGCCAGCATCGTATTCATTGTTCACAATGATATACTGGCCCATATCCACTGTGTTGTAACGACGGTAGCCCTGGTATCGCTGGATACCGGGTGTCGGGGTCAGCCATGCCATATCTTCGATACGGGCATCGCTCGCCATTTCCATGGTAAATTGCTGCCATGGTGGCTGTTTGGCTGGAACCCTCAAAGAACCTTGGATGAAAGCTTGTTTCATCATCACGCTAAAAGCATCAATATTCACTAATCTGCTCCACGCACGCCCCCCGCCGCGTGGTTTTTCCCCCGTGGAGTTTTTCTGGCCGTGCGTCCGGGGTGAACGTAAAGGGGAGCTACCCCCACGGCCATTTTGCTTGAGAAATTTAGTTACCGTGATACCAGAGAGACTGAGTAGCGGACCATTC